TGGGCCTCGACGTACATGCTGCCCATCGACACCGGCGACGTGCCGAGCCTGGGACTCGGAACGCTGGGTGCCGTCCCGCTCGGCCTGGCGGTCAACCGCGAGTGGTATACCGGCAACAAGATCGTGCCGGAGTACGAACTGCCAAAGGACCCGGAGCTGCGCAAGAGCTACGACTACGGCTCGTGGATCGGGCGGCAGTTGGCTCGGGGTACCGGCGTCGGCGACTCCAGGCAGTGGGATTACTTCCTGCGCGGGCTGGGAGGCAACTGGTACAAGGCGATCGAGACCGTGGTGGAGATGGGGGCTCCGCCGGCGAGGTCCAGGCGGCTTGGTCGGGGACGGCTGGAGCCGACGCTTGAGGGATTCTTGATCTACAACCTGAGTCCGCTGCTGGGATATAGCGGGTATACGTCGCCGAAGTCCTTCGAGGACGTGCAGTGGGTGCAGACGTGGCTCGCTAGCAAGGGCAAGGAGGACATGGAGGTGGGCAGGGGGCTGCAAGACCTGATCTCGGCGTGGTACGAGGCGAAAAGCCATGAGCGGCGGCAGGCGCTGACGCAAAAGATCGTCAGACAGGCGGGGGAAATGCGGAGAAGAATCGAGGCGTACGAAAAACGGAGAAGGTGACACGGCATCATGGCGCTGAAAAGAAAAAGCATTCCATCGAGCAAGCCGGCCAGGACGGTGACGGCCGACGAGAAAAACGCCTGGCTCGGAGTCTACGCGGCCACGGGTTCGATCGTGCGGGCCAACCGCATGATCGGCATCACGGAAAGGGTGCTTGGCACCCTGCGAAAAAACGACCCGGACTTCGAGGAGGCGATGTTCGAGGCGAAAAACGCCTACGTGGACGGCCTAGAGGCGGAAGCGGACAGGCGCGCGATAGAGGGCGTCGTCAAGCCCGTTTATTATCGCGGCGTGCGCGTTGATAATGGCGAGGTGCGGGATTTCTCGGACACGCTATTGATATTCCGCCTCAAGGCGGAGCGGCCCGAAAAATATCGGGAAAACATCAAGGCGGAGCAACGCGCCCTGCTTCAGGCCCGCGTGGAGGATCTTTACGCGAAGCTTGTCACGCAAACCATCGAGCGGGCGTCGGTGGTGGGCGTGAAGCTCACGAAGCAGCAGGCCATCGAAGAACTGGCGGTATATGTCCCGGAAATCCGCGAGTATATCCAGTAAGGCTAGGGCCAGGCCCGCTTCTCGAACGGAAGTCGGCGACGTGGTGCGGGAGGCGATCGCGTCGTGGAGACCCGTGTACGAGGAGGTGACCGGACAGAAACACGGCCCGACGGACGAGCGGATGCTGCTTGATCTGCGTATGGCGATCACCAGCAGGACGCGGATCGAGCCGGAGCAGGATCGCCTGGCGCGATTGGCGGCGAAAGAGCCCGACGAAACCCGCAAGGCGTACCTGGAGTTTCAGCGAGAGCTCGTCGCCAAGCAATTGAATCGGGCGGCGGACGTGGCCGAGGCCAGGATCCAGCACTACGAGAAGATCAACACGCCCGAGCTGCGCGAGCTGGAGATGCGCCGGTCGGCGGAGGACCCGGTGTACTGGATGCGCTGGTGGGCGTGGACGATGGACCCGCGCGCGGATTCGCCGCTGAACGTGGTGCCGATGGACCCGTTTCCGTTCCAGGAGGAGGCGGTATGGTGGATCCACGAGCTAATTTACGACAGACGCACGGACGGGCTGATCGAGAAGTCCCGCGACATGGGCCTGACCTGGCTGGTGTTGCTTTACGCACTGCACCAGTGGCTTTACGTTGACCATTTCCAGGCGCTGTTCGGGTCCTACAACGAGGACATCGTGGACTCCCAGCGCAAGCTCGACACCATGTTCGAGAAGGTGCGGTTCGTATTGCGTCGGCTGCCCGGATGGATGCTGCCCGAAGGGTTCAACGCCCGTCAGGACGCCGCGTACATGCGCATCGCCAATCCCGCCAACGGCTCGACGTTGACCGGTTCTGCGCCGACGGCCAACTTCGGCCGTGGCGGGCGATATGCCCTGGTGTGTCTGGACGAGCATAGCGCGTGGCCCTTTCAGGGCCGTCCGCAGTGGACCGCCGCGTCGGAGTCCTGTCGCACCAAGTTGAGCTTCTCGACTCCTCGCGGCAAGTTCAACAAGCAGGCGGAGCTGAGGTTCTCCGGCACCATACCGGTCCTGACGCTGAAATGGACGCAGCACCCATGGAAGGACCGGCGCTGGTACGAGTCGCTGAAGCTGTCTCTCAAGCAGTACGAGATCGCGCAGGAAGTGGACATAGACTACGAGGCGTCGCAAACCGGTAGGCTGCTCGACGCCTACGACGAGGTGTATCACGTCATAACTTGGAGCGAGTTCGCCGAGATGTTCGGCGAGGACGCCAGGGATAGCTACGGTAGGCCCCAGCTACCGCGATCGGGATACATAGGGCGGGCGCAGGACGTTGGCACGACGGTGGGCCACCCGACCGCGACGCTGTGGGTGTGGCGTCCCTCGGAGTGGATGGCGTGGCGGGAATGCGTCTTCATCTACAGGGAGCTGGTTCGTCCCAAGTGGCCGACGGAGCAGAACGACGAACCGGTATCCATAGGAGGGCTGGCCAGGCTGATCTATGAGGCGGAGCGGCCGTGGGACGAGCGCGAGCGTGTCGTGATGTCGCTGATTTCGCACGAGCAAGAGTCGGCGCGACGCACTTACGCATGGGACGTGCCGGATCAGTACAAGCTGATCTGGACGCAGTGGGATGTCATGCGGACGGCGGGCATTCCGCAGTTGCAGAACTATTTGGCGATCGACTGGACCAGGCCGCATCCGGTGCGTCGGTATCCGAAGACCTATCCCGATCCCGCGCTCGCGGGCCAGCCCTTGTTCGGCATGCCACGCATTTTTCTGGTGGTGGCCGATGGCCAGGGCGAGTTGAACCATATCGGACAACAGCTCGTGGTCAAGGGGGCTCAGAACGAAGCCGGACTGGCTCGACTGCGCGCGGAGATTCCGCTCTATCACTTGCCCACGGACGCCACGGGCGCGGAGAAACGGCTGCCGAAGCCGCTCTTCAATGACGCGGTGGATGCGCTCAAGGCTCTCGCGTCGCGCTTTTTCCCGCCCTACGAGGTGTTGACGGAGGAGGAGCGGAACATGCGAGCGGCGCGAAAGAAGTACGAACACTTGACGCCGGAAGGCTTAGAGGGTATGGATGAGCAGGCGCGTTCGGCCGCGCTCGTGACGTACATGATGCGAATGCAGATGGAGCTTGGCAAGGCAAGGTCCATGACACTAACGAACCATCGGCTGGAGGGATGACAGATGGGCATACACCCGAGTGACGTTCCAATCCTCAACAATGCGATTCGCGCGCTGAACACGCTGGCGCGCCTGGACGTGCCCAGGGCCGTCACCGGCACGGTGGCGATCAGCAACGGCGGATCGACGATAACTGGCACTGGCACCAACTTCGACCCGGAAGTCGCCGTGGGCGATAAGGTCGTGTTCTATAGCGACGGCGGGGCCGACGAGCGCACCGTGTACACCATCGCAAGCCGGTCGTCGGATACCGTCGCCGCCATCAATGGCACGTACACGGGTCGCACGATCACGGCCGGCAAGATGCGCGTCCTGAAGGGGTTGGGCGATAGCGACATATCGGGACTGTCCGACCCCGGAACGGTGAGCGGCCTGGTGTCCGCCATCGACGCCTTCTCGATTCACGCGAGCGACGAGCATCTCCGCGACATGGCCGTCTCGGCCTTGAAGCTGGCGGCCGAGCCCATGTTCGCGTTGAACGCGCCGACCATCGGCACGGTGACCACCGCCACGAGCGGCGGCGCGTTGACCAACGGCACCTACTACTACCGGGTGGTGGCCGTGGATCGCAATGGCAAGATCGGGCCGGCGTCGTCCGAGGGATCGGTGACCGCCACTGGCACCAACCAGTCCATCAACACGATCCCGTGGACGGAGCCCACGTCAACGGGCGGCTTCACCTATCGCGTCTATCGAGGTACCACCACCGGAGTCTATACGCGGTATCAGGACGTGACCGACGCGGCGACGGTCAATGACACAGGCTCGAACTTCACCACGGTCGTGTCGGAAACGACGGCGACCCTCGCGGCGGCGGCGGTGGCCGGATATGGCCTGCTGACCGAGGACATGGTTGACGACGCGCGGGACGCGGGATCGGCCAATTTCACCACGCTACGCAACGCGGTGGCCGACCAGCACCCGCTTGGGACGACCGCAAGGACCATGGCCGAGCCGGTGACGGCTCCGTTCACCGCATGATTTGGTTCGGTAAAAACGCGATACTACGACAGCGGATAGCGGAGCTGGAGGCGCAGCTCGCCCGCGAGCGAGAGTCGTGGGCCGAGGAGATCGCGCGGCTCAGGGAGTGGGCGGAAGGCGAGGTGAATTACGCGCGGCAACTGGTGGACCGCACGATTCAGAAAAACGGCATGTGGGGCCTCAAGCTGCCAAACGAGGCCCCTCGTGCCGTGATTCAGCCTACCATCCCGCAGGCTCCGCTGTACTATTCAGACTGGGTAGAGCAGGCGGAGGCGGCGCAAGAGGAACTGGAGGCTTACTACAAGAGCAAACTTGAGGCTAAATCGTGACAAGTGGGTTGGCGTCCCGGTAGATGCCTATCTCAAGCAGTTGAGGAACGAGTACCGGGAGCTGGACCGCATACCCAAGAAGGAGCGCGATCGCTCGGCGTTCCTTTGCGACATGTTCTATCGGGGCAAGCACCGCGTTTTCTTGTCGCCGGTAGACGGGTGGTACAAGGAGCGCCGCTCGAACAAGTCTACGATCTATCACCCCGAGAACTATTTTCGGGTGCTGCTCGAAGGCAACGTGGTCGAGATAGCGGCTTCGGCCCCCACGTTCACGGTGCGCAGCATTGACGACGACGTGGACGCCACCACGGCGGCCAGGGCCGGGGCGGCGTTGGCGGAGTACGTCCAGCGCACGTTCTTTACCGAAACCTTCAAGCAGGACTACGCGAAGCGCGTGCAGTTGCAGGGCACGGTGGGGATTTACGTCTGGTGGAACTCGGATAAGGGTCCCAGGCGCACTGTCACGGTTCAGGAGACCATCGAGGAGAAGGTGGTGCCGGACGCCTATCAGTGCGCGGCTTGCGGGCATGGCGGCCTCGTGGACGAGGTGTTGCCTGCGAACCAGATATTGCCAGGGGCCGAGGGCACGATGTGCCCGCATTGCGGCGAGCTGAACCCGGACGTGATCGAGTCCATGCCCGCACGCAGGTTGCAAACGACCGCGACGGAGCAGGTGCGGCTCGGGGATGTGGACATGGAGCTGGTGCCGGTCTACGAGCTATCGTGCAATCCGGGGGCGCGTAGCATTCGGAGCAACGGCCGGACCAGCTTCCAGAACTTGCATTATCTAAGTCGGGTGCGGCTGATAGACCGCGCGGTCGGCGAGCGGCGTCACGGCAAGGACGCGAAGTTCAAGTTGGCGTCGGGCACCGGCGACGACCGCGACACCAAGGGGCTCCATTACCAGCAGCGGCTGGAGCGCACCTATGGCGGCACCGAGACGGACCGCGCGGGGATGGACTACCACAACGAGCGCCGGGTCGAGTATCGAGAAGATTGGCTCGTGGATTGTTACGACGATTACGTCGCGTCATACGACCACGAGATGCCGGGGGGCAAGATCATTCGCGCCGGACAGTCCTTGGTGGAACTGTTCCCATGCGGCATGAAACTGACCGGGAGCGGCGAGGAGATATTCGAGATCGAGGCCGAGAACCCGGCGGAGCATTGGCGGTTCCTGAAGTTCATCGAGGACCCTGAATCGTTCTGGGGGATGAACGTCGTTGACGCGGTGCCGTTGCAGATTCTACTGAACGAGAGCAATTCGCTTATCACGACAAACCAGATGTCGAACGAGACGCCTAAATCGCTCGTCAATACCCTGGTGATCAAGAACCCGGAAGCGGCCGCCCACCCGCTTCAACACATGACATACGAGACGCTACCCGAGGGGCTTGCGTCTATCGACTTGATTTACAAGCAGTTTCCGCCACAGATGCTTGCCGCTCCGGCCTATGGGCGTCCGGACGCGATTCGACGGATGATGCAGGCGGTTTTCGGCGCTAGCTTTTCTGGACTCTCTGGCGAGCCCGGCACGGAGAACATGAAGACCGCCACGG